GAGCATTGAGCCTTATCGTGCTAATGCTTATAGACAAGATACTCTTTCAGGAGCTTTTCTAAATAAGAACAAGTGGTTAGATTATATAATAAAGGAAAAATGTAATGCCGATTCTAACTTGGACTATAACGAAATCTGGTCAAGTATTATCGCCAACGATGGCAGCGTTCAACATCTTGAATTCCTCGATGACTGGACAAAAGACGTTTTCAAAACTTCCATGGAAATTGACCAGAGATGGATTGTACAGCATGCCGCTGATCGCCAATCCTATATTGATCAAGCGCAAAGCGTTAATCTCTTTTTCAGACCAGATTCAAACATCAAGTATATCCACGCGGTACACTTTATGGCATGGAAGGCCCAGCTCAAAACTTTATACTACTGCCGCAGCGAAAAGATTTCGAAAGCTGATAAAGTCTCTAAGAAAATAGAAAGACAAGTAATTGAAGAAATTGATCTTAAACAATTAGCACAAAGTGAAGAGGTATGCTTAGCTTGTGAGGGATGAAATGAGTAAAATTATTTTATTAAAAGATGTGTATGAAATGAAAGAACAAAAGGAGAAAGAACTTTTGTTCTATAAAGAAAAATTAGTTGAACTTCAAGATAAATTATATTGGTTAGAAAGAGACTTATCACTAACTAAAAATATTATTAGATTGATAGAAGAAGAAAGGGTAACTAAAATAAATGAAACTACTTAAATTTTACGGAGAATGGTGCGGACCTTGTAAGACTCAGAACAGTATTATTAAGAATTTAGGTGACAGAGTAACAGTACCGATTGAAGAAATAGACATAGATGATAAATTTGATATGGTAAAAAGTTGGAAGGTAACATCAGTTCCAACTATGATCCTAGTCAATGAGGATGGAGAAGTGAAAAGACATACCGGCGTATTAAAAGAAAAGGAATTTTTAAAGTTTATAACAAATGATTAAAAAAGCAAAAAACAATCTATTAGAAGAAAGAACATATTATAAGCCCTTCAATTATCCATGGGCTTACGAGGCATGGTTAAAGCACGAGCAGGCTCATTGGCTTCATACAGAAGTCCCTATGCTTGAAGATGTAAAAGATTGGAAAAATAAATTATCCGAAGACGAAAAGAAATTCCTAACACATATCTTTCGTTTCTTCACTCAAGGGGATATTGACGTTGCTGGTGGATATGTTAAGAACTATCTGCCCTATTTTCCTCAACCAGAGATTAGAATGATGCTTGCAGGTTTCGCTGCAAGAGAAGCATTGCATATTGCTGCATACTCACATCTAATTGAGTCACTTGGAATGCCAGAAGCAACATACAACGAGTTTCTTGAGTATGCGGAGATGAGAGAGAAACATGATTATCTTTTGGATCTCAGCTCGAAGAATAGCACTAAACAATCTACAGCCGAGCACATCGCTGCATTTAGCGCGTTTACGGAAGGCATGCAGCTCTTTAGTAGTTTTATTATGTTGCTTAATTTTCCTCGTCATGGTGTAATGAAGGGCATGGGACAAATTGTTACTTGGTCTATTGTTGATGAAACCATGCACGCTGAAAGTATGATCAAACTCTTCAGAACATATATAGAAGAGAATAGAGAAATCTGGAACGATGACCTTAAAGCAAAAATTTACACGATTGCTACCAAGATGGTGGAGCTTGAAGATAAGTTTATTGATCTGGCATTCGGCATGGTACGCGTGGCTGATCTGGACGCTAGTGACGTTAAATCTTATATCAGGTATATTACTGACCGTCGTCTTATTAGCCTGGGTCTTAAAGGAATCATGAAAGTCAAGAAGAATCCTTTGCCCTGGGTAGAAGAAATGATTAATGCTCCAACTCATACTAATTTCTTCGAGAACAGAGTAACAGATTATGCTAAAGGTTCTTTAACAGGTAATTGGGAAGATGTCTGGGCCAAGGCAGCTTAATGTGGGAAATACTATACCTACTCATAGCAACTCACATCACTATAGTATGTGTGACCTTATATTTGCACAGGGGGATGGCACACCGTGGTATACATTTCAGCCCCCTATTGAGTCACTTTATGAGGTTGTGGTTATGGCTGACTACGGGTATGGTTACAAAAGAGTGGGTAGCAATACATAGAAAACACCATAGATATGTTGATGGACCTTTGGATCCTCATTCTCCATATATTTACGGTATTCTCCGTGTATTGTTTGGGGGTGTTTTGTTATATACTGCTGCTACAAAGGATGAAAAAGTAATTGAGCAATATGGTGCTGGAACTCCAGACGATTGGTTAGAAAGAAATATTTATGCTAGATATTCTGTTGTTGGGGTTCTTTTACTTCTTATTCTTAATACCTTCTTGTTTCACGGCTGGGGTATTGTTATTTGGCTTATACAAATGGCATGGATACCGTTTTGGGCAGCCGAAGGATCTCTCTAGAAATATTATTCCATTTGGATTTCTCATCGGAGGAGAGGAGTTACACAATAACCACCACGATGATCCGGCAAGTCCTAAGCTAAGTCAAAAATGGTGGGAGTTTGATATTGGCTGGATGTGGTTAAAATTATTTACTTATATGGGATTAGCTAAATTAGTTAACAGATGATATGAAAACAACTTTTATAATTGATGGTGGACTTGGCAGGCAAATTACAGCAATACCGGCACTTGAGAAATATGTAAAAAATAATCCAGATACAATCATTATTTCTCATTTTTGGACTCCTATCGTATGGGGTAATCCTTTACTTACAGATAAAATTTTTGATGTAGGTAGTAAAGGATTATTTAATATGGTAAAATATAGTAAAGTTATTAAACCAGAACCTTACTATAATACTAATTATGTTAATGGTAAAATTTCATTAGCTGATGCTTTCAATGAGGAAATTAACGGTGATAATGAAAAGATGCCGCCTCCAAAACTACATCTAAGTAGATTGGAACTTGAAATCGGTAGAATGAAAACTAGAAATAAGGATGGTAAAGTTATTTGTTTTCAACCTTTTGGTAGTGGGGCAACTATATACCCACATCAAGTTACTGATGGTTCAGTGAGATCTTTTTATAAAGAACACACATTACATATAATTGAAAGACTTAAACAGGCAAATATTAATATTGCTTTATTTGATGATAGAGATATACCTTTTATCAAACAGGAAGATGTATTAAGTCTACCCAAGGGTACAGTAAGAGATTGGGCAGCAATTATTGCTAATTGTGATTACTTTTTTGGTGTAGATAGTTCTGGCCAACATATTGCTCGGGCATTTAATATTCCGGGTACAGTTGTGGTTGGAGGTACTAATGCTACTAATGTATCATATCCTAATCATTTTACAATCATTGAGCTAGATAATACTGTTGATAAAGCTTATATGTGTATGAGACTTTGTGATTTTGATTACAGAATTTCTGAAATACAAAATGGACATCTAATGGATTTTAGTAAAAAAGATATAGATGATACATGCGATTTGATAATTAGTGAGATAGAAAAATTATGAATATACACAGCGCGCACATGGCAACTGCTGAAAATTATGCTAAGTTGTCAAAAGCTAAAAGGTTACAAGTAGGTGCTATAGTTGTTAAGGATAATAGAGTAATTAGTATTGGTTATAATGGCACACCTGCAGGATGGGATAATGAATGCGAGAATGAAATTAAGGAAGATAGTTACTATATTATTGATCCTGGTGGTCCTGAATATCCTTGTTCAAGTATTCGCCTTGAAACAAAACCTGAAGTCATCCATGCAGAAGCTAATGCCATCGCTAAACTTGCTAGATCAAATGAGAGCGGGCTTGCTGCTGATATGTATACTACTCATGCACCTTGTTTCGAGTGTTCCAAACTTATACATATTGCAGGTATAAAGAAAGTATATTATAGACACCAATATAGAAATACTGAGGGTTTAGAATTTTTGCACAAATGTAATATTGAAACGGAAAAGATATGAGTAATAGAATAGTTGGCTTTACCGCATCTACCTTTGATCTATTTCATGCTGGTCATGTGGTTATGTTGGAAGAAGCAAAAAGAAATTGTGATTGGCTTATCGCTGCTATTCAATTTGATCCAACAGTAGATAGACCTAAGATCAAGAATAAACCAGTACAATCTATAATTGAAAGACAAATACAAGTATCAGCATGTAGATTTGTTGATGAAATTATAGTATACACTAGTGAAAAAGAATTAGAAGATATTCTAATGACTTTGTCCATTGATGTTAGATTCCTCGGTGAAGAATATATGGACAAAGAATATACTGGTAAACAAATATGTATTGATAGAGGTATTAAAATACATTATAACAGACGAGATCATTATTTCAGTTCAACAGACTTGCGTAAACGAGTATTCGAAGCTGAGCTTAAAAGAAGGAACGAGGGATGGGGAGAAACAAACACTTCGAGTGTGTAGAGTGTGAGGCTGTATTTAAGATTAAATTTGACCTGGATGAAGATTATTACAAGGTAACTTTCTGTCCATTCTGCGGTTCAGAAATGGATGAAGATCAGCAGGATGACTACGTCGACGAAGATATGTCCTAAATGCGATACTGAGCACACTAAGCCGGGTAAATTTTGTTCTCGGAAGTGTGCTAATAGTAGACAATGGACTGACGAACATAAGAAAAAGTTCTCGGTTGCTCAAGCCAATTATATGGCCAGCGAGAGAGCAGAGGATCATAAAGCTAAAAGAGCATTGCAGATGCAGTTGCTACATACTGCAGGGCTATTAAATAATGATCCTCTTATACGGCAATCTATTGATCGTGACGAGGTACTTACAAATCCAGATGATTATTTCTTTGCTCCTCCTGAAGCAGATGATGCAAGTAGTTTCGTTCAAGATGGAGACTATTGGGAAGAGATATAAATACTAATTTGAAACGATTGGTATTTGTATGTGGTTATATAAAGGTCAGGCCTTAGAAAATATTCCAGACAACGCTTATGGTTATGTGTATTTGATCACAAATAACTACACCGGCAGAAAATATATCGGTAAGAAGTTATTCTGGTTTAAGAAAACAAAAGTAGTAAAAGGTAAACGTAAACGTCTGAAGGTTGAATCTGATTGGCGTACTTACTGGTCATCATCTGATGAAGTACAACAAGATGTTAAAGTGTTAGGTGAACAATTATTTACAAGAGAGATACTGCACATATGTTCTAATAAGGGGATGTGCAACTATCTTGAGGCAAGAGAACAAATGGATAGAAGAGTGCTGGAGTCTACTGACTATTATAATGGCACTATTCAATGTAGAATACATAAAACTCATATAAAGGAAATACTATGAGAGTGGCGGTTATAGGTGCTGGTATTGCTGGAATCACTGCTGCCTATTACATTATGAAAAAAGGGCATGAAGTAACTGTGTACGAGAAAGAAAGATACGCAGGTATGAAGTGCTCTTATGCTAATGGCGGGCAAATATCTGTTAGCAATTCTGAAGTATGGACTACGTGGTCTAATATTGGCAAGGCAATGAAATGGATTGGTAGAAAGAACGCCCCGTTGTTGCTTCGACCAAGTCTTGATTGGGATAAAGCAAAATGGTTATGGAAGTTTCTTTGGAGCACTGCTCGTAATGATGCCGATAAACGAACCATTGAAACCATTCGTCTTGGTATTAGATCAAGAAGACTATACAATACGTTGAGACAAAATGAGAACATTAAATTTGATTGGCAGATGTCTGGCATACTTCATGTATACAATAATCAGAAATATTTTCAGCATGCGAAGGAAATGAAGGACATCTATGAGGAAAACGGATGTGATTGGGATATAAAAACTGCTGAAGAATGTTTAACTATTGAGCCAAGACTTCACTATATGAATAAGCAAGGATTGATTGGAGGCATATGGACTGAGTCTGATTCAGTAGGTGATATTCATATGTTCTGCTCTAAGATGTCAAGCATATTAGAAACATATGGGGTTAAATTTTTCTATAGCACTACTGTGGATAACCTAAACGAATTACTACAGACCTTTGATAAGGTTGTTATAGCCAATGGTTCGGATGCTTGTAGATTAGTATTAGATGGAGATATTTGTGTCTATCCAATCAAAGGATACAGTATCACTATTCCAAATGCAAGAAACTCTCCAGCTGTATCTATACTTGATGATGAGGCAAAGATCGTTTGCTCAAGACTTGGGGATAGATTGAGAGTGGCCGGCACTGCAGAAATTGCAGGTCATAACCAAGATGTTACTCGTACAAGAATAACACCATTGCTCAAATGGGTGGCTAGAAATTTTCCTGGAGTATCAACTGAGCATTATGAACAATGGGCTTGCCTTAGACCAATGACACCAGATATGATGCCGCGATATGGACAGTCAAAAATAAACCCCAAGGTTCATTACCACGTAGGGCACGGACACTTAGGGTGGACATTAGCGCCAGCTACAGCGCAATGTTTAGCAGAACACATTAGTCGCTAGTCCATTCTTTAGTTTGATCAAAGGACAATTCTTTGATTGTCCTTTCTTTGTAAACTTTTCTTGGGTTACCGCATAAAGAACACTTCGGATCACCGCAGTTCATTGAATGTTTCTTTGCTAACTTGTGCGGTTCTGTAACTGGTAAACCATATGTCTCAGCAATTCGCACTTGTTTTCTAATGTGATTTTCTTTTTGCTGAATACGTTTGCTATGTTTGTCTTTCGTTTCTTGATCCATAATACCTCCTCCTTAAGCACCTTGTGTCAATACATATTTAGCCAACGATTTCCAGTCGCCACCCTGAGCACGAATCTTAACTGCTGAGATTAATGAACGCAGACTCAAGTTCTGTACTTTGTCTTTGATGCCGTCAATGAACAACAGAGCTTCTGCTTTATACTCGATGTTATACTCAGGAAGAAACTCAGGATCTTTCATAATTACTTGCATGCGCTCGAGTTTCTGTGATTGAGTCATGGACACATCAACGCACATAGCACGTGAACGAACAGCCTGGTCGATGCGATCCAAGTCCATGTTAGAGATAAATACAATTGAACCTGTGAACTTGAACGAACGCGGAAGGTCGTCATCGCGAATGTCTGCATTCCAGTTAATGTATCGATCACCATATGAGTCAAGCGCACCCTTCAGCAAATTCAGTGCTACGGGGTCCTTAAGCACGCTGTCGCAGTCATCAAATACAAGCACCATGCCGTTGCCTTCGAACAAAGTTCTGTAGAGGCCCTTAGCGGTGCTGAACCCTTTGATCACTCTGAAGGATTTTGGTGATACGATACGAGTACCGACTTCGAATGATGCGAGGTCTGTAACATCAGCAAACCCTGCAGTTTTGAGTGACTTAATAACAGTGTGAGTCTTACCCAAACCACCTTGCCCTGTTATGATAGCAGAAGCAATGGTCTTTGCTGATACCATGCGAACCATTTGGTCAACAAAGTCAAAACGCTTGTTGATGCCAAACTCGTCAATTTTGGGCTGCTGTTCAACTTTCGGAGTATCTACAGCAAGACCCAAATTGTTGATATGACGCTCGACATATGAGCGATGCTTGGAACGTGAAACCATCTTGCCGTCAACGAAACCCTCAAAACGAGATTTGAATTTGTTGAACTTGATTTCTACTTGCACAATTTTGCTCCTGTTTTTCACTATACCTTAATTATATGGCAATTTGGCTTCCATGTCAAATCTCAGTAAGTCATTGATATTAAACAACTTAATACCTGACCAAAATGTATGGGTACTTGGCATTGTAAGTCTTTGATTTGTATAGTAAAAATTTGCTTGACAAGGTATCCAGCTGGTTATATAATTATGATATGATGAAGATAACGACTAAACGCAAACGCCGTTCCGACCGAAAGCACATTGTCTACATGATGCAGAACGTCGAGTCTGGCGAGTTTTACATCGGTGTGACTCAAGGGTCACGACAAAAGGACCTTCGTGTCAGAGTTCTAAAGCACTTTCAACGTGCTTTGACTGAAGCGAAGGATTGGAAACTCTGCAAAGAAATTCGTAGCGCAGGTCCAGCATCTTTCTTTTACACCATTCTTGAAGTCGTACGGGGTAAGAAAGTAGCACATGAACTTGAGCGAGAGTTGATTGCAGAACACAACCCCACTCTAAATACTCAATAATGTTTATAGATATAATTGTAGGAATATTATGCGCTTGGATTAGTTATCGACTTATGCAAAGACGTGAAGAAGGTAACCCTCACATCAGAGGGTCGCCATATTACAAAATAACCAAAAGGGATATTCGTTTGGAGATTCAAAAACCATTGGACTCAGTATATTTAGTATATCAAGATCAAGATTTTGTTTTTCAAGCTACTAGCATTGATGAAGTAGCAAAGGGCATTCACGATAAATACTCTGAGTATGGATCACACTTTACATTCTTAAACAAAGATAAAGAAGTGCCGGAAAAAGAATGGAAGCAACTATATACTACGCTTGACAAGGCTTTCAATAAATAATAAAATAACCTAAGGAGAAAGTTATGGCAATTAATTATACATGGTCAGTGTTTAGCATGCATAAGCAAAATACTGAAAGTCTACAAGAAGTAGTATGTAAAGTAGTATGGACTCGCATCGGTACTGACGATGCAGATGGAGTATCAGGTTCTATGTTTGGTTCTACAGAGTTAGATCTTACTGCTCTTGATCCAAATAATTTTACCCCATTCGCAAGTTTAACAGAGCAACAAGTAGCTGGGTGGCTTGAAACTGTAGAAGCAGGCAACTTGGCTTATTACAACTCTGTGATTGAAAAGAGCATTCTTGAAAAGAGAAACGTAGTAAGAGTTGAAAGACAAAATTTACCTTGGGCTCCCCAAGAATAATGATTTTTAATTGAGATAGGATTATATTATGTACATGGATAAACAACTTTATAAGAACATCGTTTACGGTATTTTGTCTTGGCACAAGTTTGCTGGGACACCAGTCGTATATCGAACAGACCTTTCGCATCAATTCTTCACTCTTGGTGTACTCACCGTAGATCATAGAACTGAGGTAATTGGTGCGGAACTCTCTAATTTTATGGAACAATTTGCAAATGAACACGGTGCTAAGTTCATTCGTGACCATAAAGATGATGGTACTTTGATCAAAGGAAGCGTTCGGATTGAATTTTAATCCCGAGCAAATTACTAGATGCTTGACTCGGCATACTAATGAACATATTATTATGGTATAGTGAAGGAGTAGATAATGGTTACAGTTCCACTTCCCATTAAAAATGGTTATGACATAGTTATTGCTGTCTGTGGCGGTGGTAGCGGTGGCACGGTTGGCTCTTCAAACACTACCGAATATCTTTCTTTATGGCGATGCAAGTGGCAAAAACATCTTAATCAACTTTCTACTCCTTGGAATGTACGCTTTCCAAACGAGGTTGCTGTTTATAATAGTAAAACTGGTAAACATAGAATATATGTTCGTTTGAATGAGACTGATCCTCGTTTTGATCAGGATGGATGGGACGGAGAGCAAATGGTTTACAGGACTCATAGTCCTACTAACAGTGCAGAGTATTTAGTTTTATATCATGGAGGTTAATTATGGGTCTTGATATGTACTTAAAGGGTAAAGTTTACCTTGACTATAACAGCACAAATCGCGCTGAAATTGCAAAGATGATTGACTTACCTGAATTTGAGGCTAACAGTGTTGAAATCGAATTGGGCTACTGGCGTAAAGCTAATCACATTCATAAGTGGTTCGTAGACAATGTCCAAAATGGTGTAGATAACTGCGGGGAATATTTTGTTAGAAAAGCTGATCTTGAAATGCTACTAACTGTCTGCGAACAAGTATTAAAGAATGTCACTAATGCAAATACTTTGTTGCCTACTCAATCTGGATTCTTTTTTGGCAGTGTAGAATATGATGACTGGTACATAGAAGATGTGCAAGATACTATTAAAATTATAAAACGAGCATTATCATTAGATTCAAAATTTATTGACTTCTACTATAGATCGAGCTGGTAATGGCACACATAATTCGTGATGGTGAAATCGTTCCTATCGCTATTCCGTTAGGCAAACGAGTCAAAATTGGTTCAGCATATATCGCTCCTTTGGAGAATCATATTGCTAATGATCAACTATGGATACAAGATGTATTCACATTCAACAATCTACCCTGGTATGCTATTAAAAATAGACTAGAAAAATATCTAGTTCTTTGGGTACTTTGGGGTTCAATATTTTATATTTTAAGTTTTATTGCTAGATATTTAGGCGCTAAGCCGGGATGGTTCTAATGAAATTTGATAGATTCGACTTTGAACAGCAATTGCTAGAATGCTGGAATATCACCAAAGACATCAGGACCGTTTACGAAGGTGTTTGCGATTCTAGTCCTGCATTAACTGAGGA